CTACGAAAGTAGGTCGTTACTCTTAGTCAAAAGCTAAGAGCATTTTGCAATCAAATTTGCTAGGGACCACGTTTTATGCGTGATCAGATTCATTTCTGGTGACAATTAAAGGCGAAGTTCTGTTGAGATAAAGCTAAGACGGACCTCTTCCAAAAGAAGACCGAATAGGTAACGTAAGCGATTATTATCATATAGAGGGTTACGAGGTAAAAACTCTTCACCCCGATTACTATATAAAATCAGGCAAATAAGAAAACCAAGATGCTTTGGGGGCTCTTGCAATTTTCAATCATAGAAATATGATTTAGGCTCCAGTACGGCCTTCCTCCCATATTGGAAGGACAGGTATTGGATAACCTAATAGGTAACACCAACCTAACCGTTGAAACGGTGCCTACGCCCCCTCTGAAAGGAGGTAAAGCGAGGTTAAGGTGCTAACTATAACGTATCCGGAACTGGAGTTGAAAGAGACCACCAACGGGACCAAAATTAGAAATCCTAGAGTTACCTCAATAGGGGGAACCTCGATTACGGATGAAGGCTCAGAAATAGCTGGAAATAATTATGGTTATGCTGAAAAAGTATACGAGTAGTGATAATTGCGGAAGGATGTTTATGGACGTATCCTGGGTTATATCGACATAATTATCGATTGATCGAAGTTGAAAGATTTCAATTTGTGATCAGGGCTAACCCCCCTCTTTGCAGATATCTAGATGATTACTAGCATAATTCAGGTATAATATGATTACTTTAAATCGATTGTTCGATCTTAGTTAATCTACCATAATAAAAGACTATTAAGAAAGGAAGGTGAAAGCAGAAGAGAAATGCTATGGTTTGAGAAGCACGGGACAAAGAGACCCTACTTAAACCACATGTCCACTGATGCCCTACAATTAAAGGCATCGGGATTACTATGAACAAAGAGGCACCTTAAAAGGACCTCGAAATGTTCATCTTCCTCTTAGCGGGTTTGGATTCCCTGCGGTGAAAAGACCACGGGGTTCCAAAAGATCTAATAGGGTAATAAAAGGTAGCAGCGCGAAAGATTTAGCATGACCATATTAACGTTCTTATATTATATATAGATACGGTTACAACAACATTTTATCTCTTAGAAATATTGGATAATTATGCTGAGGTCCACGATCCATTATTGGCGGTAACGTCAATGAAGGGTGCTAAGTTCGCAGGACTGGAGGATCACACCAAAAGTTTTGGGAACTTAGTTGAAGCGAAAATCGAGAGCTTTAATGGCATGGTCACCCGCAAGGGTGGCCGCCAATTAATAGGTTGATTTAAACAATCAATACTAGGATTGGTGGATGGTAAACTTGGAAGTTACATTGGAGCTATTGCTGCCTTTGCCTTCTGATTCAATCGATTGCGATTAGGACGCGGGATCAAAGGAGTTGTACTTCATATGAAGACATCTCAGGTCCTCCTAATGCAGTCAATTGGAGGAGATCGAGTTTCAGACCTTACCGAATTAAAAGTTCGGGTTAACAGGTCGAGATCCGGTCTTCCAAGAATAATACCTGTACTCCATAGGAGAAGAATAATTGCTGGCGATAGGACAGTCATTCGGTTCTGGAACACACTTTTTGGGGTGTACCGAGTATTAGAATTCCCTGGAATTTTAAAAACTAAAACTATCACGGATCTTGCATCATCCGTTCTTTCAAAAGAACGTCTGCTAGATGTGTTAGACTTTATTCCAATCTTTTGGAAAGCAATATTCCGACTTTCTGTTGAAAGGAAGTTCAAAAGGGTATTGAAAAGCGCAATAAGTGCTTTCCCAATAGCAAAGAGTTCTCCGCAAACCGCGGCAATCTCTGATCCTGAAAATCAAATATCTTATATTTCCTCTTCGTGAGAAGCGGTAAGAAGGGCGGCTAAAGTGTGAACTTTGGCTACATTTGATGAGGTTCGAGACGCATTTTATGGTTACCTACTTGGTAGCGGGAATGTGTCTTTTGCTAATATACTAGACGAGTGAGGTCGTAAACCGTATGTCGAATTTGTTGACATATCTTGTTTACGAACCATACTTTCTAATCGCAGGAAAATCACCTATTCTGAAGCAATTCAGCTAAGGAAGATCTTGTTGAGGGAAGATATGGTACCTGAGATGGTAGTTAAACTAAAGTCCGGAGAATTTGCTCCTCTAATTTCAAGAGGGATCGAAGTGACTAGGATTAATCCTAAATCACATTGAATGGCAAGGTCTCCTAAAACTTTTGTATTGTTAACCAAACTCACTACCTGGAATGATCAGGGGGCGGTGACGTCAACACAGATTTTACTCCATCCCGATATTGGAGGTTGGTATTTATGCGATGCCGTCGTAAGCCAAGTGACAATAAGAAGGAAGAAGTGACAGAGACTATTAAAATTTGATAGTCTTGGTAAACTTGGAACTAAATCTGAACCTGCTGGGAAAATAAGAGTGTTTGCAATGGTGGATTCCTGGACTCAGTGAGCCCTATTTCCGCTCCATAAGGCAGTTCAAATCCTATTACGAGCAATCGTTCAAGATGGGACGTTCGACCAAGTGGCACCTATAACTCGTCTCATCACAAGATGGGAGAGCGGGGAAATAGATAGAAAGAGTAATGTTTACTCATTCGATCTATCAGCGGCGACTGACAGACTACCGGTATCGCTTCAAGAGTCTATATTAGGAGAAGTCCTAGGACCAGATCTTGCGGCTAACTGGCGAAAACTGTTAGTCAAAAGGACTTACAGGCTACGTAATGAGGACGGTAAATCAATCGACCTTACTTATGCAGTCGGGCAACCTATGGGTGCCCTTAGTTCATGAGTGCTCTTAGCACTAACACATCATTTTATCGTGCAATTCGCGTATTATCTTGTTTGTAGAGATAAAGGCGTTCTGTGAAAATGATATTCTGACTATGCAATTTTAGGGGATGATATGGTCGTCATCGGAAAGTCGGTGGCGGCGAAGTATCTCGTAATTATGAGATGACTAGGTGTAGGGATAGGGCTTGCAAAATCTATAAAGGCTAAGAAAAGACTAGTTCTGGAATTTGCCAAACGATTCTTTGTAGACTCTCAAGATTGTTCTATGGTATCACTTCGTGATATACTAGTTACAACCTTAAGCACAGCAGTGTCATCAGAGTTCATGCGAAAGCATGATTATTCTTTAAACTCATATTTAAGTTTAAGAGGTCTTGGATACAAATCACGTGGATCAGTAACTGGAAGACTATGGTCTCTAGGACAACGACTACGAGTCTATTTGGTATTCTTATCATACCCCGGAAACGTCTTAGGAAAGGAGAGTTATACCGCTTGGATGTCCATGACATCCATAAATACAGTTTTACCTGTAGACGGTATGAATTGGGAACGAGTGCTCAACTATCTTTGAAATATTTGGTTAACCAAATATGGTAAGAAGATTGGGTACCCAGATCCTGTCCTTCAGGCGGAAAGAGTGGTAATTATAAACGAAGAACAACAAGAAGCGTTCTCAACGATCTCGCGTTGAGAAGATCTTCCACAGGATTCAAGAGGATGAGAAGCAGGCGACGGTTGATTCCATGGCAAAATGCCCTCTGGAATAGTAAAGAACTGGCAAATGCGGCTGTACTTCTGATGATGGTCGATCGGCAGTGAGTATCTAGGTTTCATTCCTAGTTTACCCATGGTCAAAGTCTATAGGGAAAGGCGAATAATCGCTCCTATAGCTTCCGTTTCTGGTTTGATCGATACAGAAGTTTTAATGGACAAACGGATAATGGAGATAGCCGCTAAAACCTGATGAACTCAATTCAATGGAGTTCACGAAGGTATAGAGTCTAAAGTCGAAATAGTACTGAAAACCTCTATGTATGACCCTTGGTTAAAGCGTCGTACAGGCCGTAATAAGATACCACACACAGGATTAACCTATTTTGAGAAGAGTAATTTCTCTAACAAAATATTCGTTGAATTCCTTTGAGGTCTTATGACAGAACTAGATTCAACAATCTTGTTCCCCAAAATCACAATGTCCACAGAGATGAGAACAGAAGAGTTAAAATACTCGACTTTCTTAAGTCTCTATAACCACTGAAAAAGCATACAAGGGAATATTAATCACAAACCTGTAGGTTCTCCTAAAAGAAGGAAACCTAAGGCTTTAGCAATGCAACTTTGGGTAAAACCATCCAACGAGCTAATGATACCGGTACCGGAGCAGACAAAATTAATAACTTTAATTAATTTAGTGTCTCTGAAGGGGAAGGTCTCAAAAGGAGAAATCCTTAGAGAGCATCGTGGATGAACGTGTGGAATGTGGGCATCATTGGTAGAAACTTGAACAAAGATATCCTTGTTTATAAATAGTGATATTTATAGATATCTAGGATATTTAGTTGATTGTTTAGTATGAGTAATTATACTGAAATCGTTAAATTCCTTTTGAGACTCATTGGTTAACCCAAATTCGTCTTTTGAACCAGTTTCTCCGGTTATACCAGAGATTCCAGGGGAAGCGAGGGGGACATCGGTAAGCATAGGAAAAGCAGCTATAATACTAGGAATGATTCTGGGTTCAGCTCTTCTGTCTCTTTATATGTATGATGCATATTTGGTGACATTGAATTATACTGATCCCGCTATTAAACCTTTGTATCTTCCTGCTTATGCAGAAATCAGGGAAGTTATACCTTTAGGAATTGGAAGAACGGAGATTATATCAATGTTTGAGCCGAAGACTCTGGGAACAGCAACACCTGACCTGCTAACACCAACTAGTCCAATGCATATGCATGGATTTTGGGAATAGACAAGCCACCCACCTACTATCAATCATCCGTGAC